TCAACAAGATCATCATAAGAAATATAACCAGTTACTGAATTAGACGTTGGCGCGGAAAACGCATCCCGTATATTTATCAACCCACCCATTCCAGAATGATTAACGCAATAATAATATAAAATATCAGGAGCGTCGATACCAACCACAAATGTCAGATCGCGATCTTGATTTATAGTTACACCTTCTGTATATTCGACTCCACCACCGTGCGTACCATCAGATGTAGTTGAAAATCGAAATATGTGGTTTTCGGCAATAATATTTTGCGTATAATTAAAATTATATGTAGATTGACGACGCAAGTCAATTGTTGCTTGACTTATAAGATTGATTTGAAAAACTGGTGGTAAATCTCTACTTAAACTTATTATATAATTTTTAGTTTCTGTAGATGAAGGAATTGGAACAAGATTACTATAACCATTTACCACATTTGAGGCATGTAATAATCTTTCTGTATTGTCGGAGCTTAATTGATATGTCACAATATTTGACTGTATATTTGTATATTGATCTTGTGACGGTATTGTTACTTCTTGATAAAGTATTGTTTCATCATTCAATTGATCAAAAGGATCTATTTGATAATCGAGAGTTGTGCTTAAAACATTGTTAATGTTAGATAAATAATCCCTGTTTTGATATATCACGATGTTAGCTTGAAGGTTTGTATATTGATCATCACCAAGTTCCGCAATACTGCTCTGATAAAGTAGCACATTGGCTTGAACGTCTGTATATACGTCCGTAGCACTGATGGTGACAGCCTGATAGGAAGCTACGGCATTCCGAATGTCTTCAAAATATGTGTTCCAGTAATTGGCGAATAAGTTGAGGTAGGCCTGTACCTCGAGCTGACCGTAGACGTCATCGGCCCAATGAATCACCACCTCGACATCGTGGTAGTTTAGGGCAATCAAAGGTATCGTCGATGCCCAGTCCTCGCAGAAAAAGAACTTGAAGGGGTAGAAGTAACTCGAGGTCGATCCGTCAGGTCCCTTGACGCTCCGTGACAAACTCGATGCCTGAACATCAGGGACAATCTTTTTGGAATACTCATAATACTGGGTGTCTATCAACTGATTTCCTATGAACAACTCGACCTTGTCGATGACCTGCGACCAATCACGTTTCACCGTGAAATTGTCGGGTGAATCACACACCAAATATACATAGGACAAAAGATCACCCTTGATCTCAAAACGAGATGTTGAACTACCATTATTGCTTGGTTTCGTGTTGATATTTAACCGATCAATAACGCTAGAAAAATTCGTATGGCGCTTGAAGACAGTGCTGAAAAATGTAAAGTCGGGATTTATGTTTAGGGGATTATCCCGTCCCGCAGCGACAAGTGTAACGCCAGACGACATATTACTATTAGTTTATTAGATATTTAGTTCGCGTAAAGCAACCCGCCCATCCCGTTCTGGACCCTGAGGATGTTGTAGTTGACCGCGTAGATAGGACCGTTGATACTTGAATCATTGACGATCCTGGCTGAATCCATGCGCGAGAAATTGCACGTTCCGGTGGGCTGAAGCTTCGAAGCATCCAGACAGAAAGGGATCATCAAACCTACACTAAGGTATCCATATACAATGTCGCCTATATTCGTCCCAGTCTGTGACTGATGATAATAGGAAGAAACAACATTATAGTGAGGATACGCTTGCTTCTTTTCACCCACATCCATACCGTTAAGCTGAAGAAGAACCTTTTTATCTGCAGCAAAGGCACTTGCTGCGGAAGCAATAAACTTAATGGGGTGATTGAACGGAAGTTCGACCGTTTTGTCTCTCGGTGCCGGAATACTCTGTACCTGATGAATGAGCATATCCATAGGTCGTTCAGACATCATGCGACGCTCGGTCTCGTCCAGAAAAACATACCGGGACCATGCCTCGATTGAAGCCGTCGATGCTTGTGTGATATTGTTTCCCCAGTAGATTCTCATCTCCACATCATGGTACTGCAGGGCAACCAAAGGGAGTGCCGACTGCCAGTTCTCACAGAACCAGAACTTGATGGGGTAAAAAAAGTTATTATTGTCGTTTTCACTTGGACCTGGTCCATAGATACTCTTAGAAAGTGAACTCGCCATAATTTCAGGGTAAATGTAACCCGAAAAAATATAATCCTGAGAGTCAATTTTTTGCCCTCCAATGTAAAGTTCAATTTTATCTATAATATTGGTCCAAGTTGGAGCTATAACACTATTATGTGCATCTTTAGCCACAAGGTAAACATAAGAAAGAAGATCACCCTTGCGTTCAAAGCGGATCGTCGAGTATCCGTTATTTCTAGGAACGCCTTGAATGACCTCCCGTTCAATCACACTGGAAAAGTTCGAGTGACGTTTGTAGGATGATTGAAAAAAGCTTACTTCGGGATTACCAACGATGTGTGCATCCTGGGCACCGATCGCCACCAGTTCTGCAAGTCCTCCCGACATATTACTAATAATACTTTAGATATTTAGTTCGCATAAAGAAGTCCACCCATGCCGTTCTGGACCCTGAGAATATTGTAATTGACCGCATAAATATCGGCATTGATTGCGCTGCTGCAGACCAATCTGGCCGAGTCCATACGCGAGAAATTGCACGTCCCGGTGGGCTGAAGCTTGGAAGAGTCAAGGCAGAATGGCAACATCATGGTCACCGATTCAAACCCTTCGCCCGGATCAGTGCTGCTTGATCCATAAGGTGTGTGATAATAACAAGACACCTGGTTGTAGTGAGGGACCGCCGGCTTCTTCTCACCGACATCCACACCATTGAGCTGAAGAAGGACGGTGTTTGATGCATCGAAAGCACTAGCACACGAAGCCAAAAACTTGACAGGATGATTGAATGTGAGATCGGCAGTCTTCAAAGCAGGATTAGGAATGCGCTGAACCTGGTGAATCAACATATCCATAGACTTCTCTGCCATTGACCGGCGCTCATCAGCGTCGAGATATATGTAGCGAGCCCATGCCTCGATGCCATTAGAAACAGCTGCATTATTAGCCCAATAAATTCTACACTCCACATCGTGATATTGGAGGGCAATCAAAGGAAGCGCCGACTGCCAGTTCTCACAGAACCAGAACTTGAAGGGATAAAAGTACCCATCATTTGAACCAGATACATCTGGAGTCGGTCCGAAGTTGGTCTTGGAGAAAGTGTTTGCCATCGTGTCCGTATGGATATTAGCAGAATACTCAAAGTTTTGAGTGTCGATTAGCTGACCACCAATGTAAAGCTCGACCTTGTCCACGATCTCGTCCCAGTTAGTAACGGTCACGGCTCCTGCACTGCTTGTGTTACTGAGATACACATACGAAAGAAGATCGCCCTTGCGCTCGAAGCGGATCGACGAAAGACCGCTCGCCGCCGGGGTGTTCTGGATCACCTGACGCTCAATCACACTGGAAAAGTTAGTATGGCGCTTGAAAGATGACTGGAAGAAACTGACCTCTGGGTTTCCAACCAGATGACTATCCTGAGCACCAAGTGCTACCAATTGCGTAATGCCACCAGACATATTTTCAGTTATTACTATTGGACAATAAAATATTAACAAATATTAAGACGTGTGACCATCCGAGATATGTGAATCACCGACTCGCCAAAACGGTCGTGGTCATTTTCCATAGAGAAACTGGAACCTACCCAGACTTTCTGTATGGAGAGCTTATGCAAAAACTTCAAGACTTCACTGTCCACCGAGGACCTCCTAGAGTTAGGTTCTACCATGAGGGGGTTCCTCATGTGTGGGTGTGTGCTAGGTGTGGGGACCTGATCGAATACGGCGAAGAATCATCCTGGACTGACTGATCTCCCACCACACCTCAACCTGTTCACCGACCTTGTAGTCCATAATGGGCTTGAGGTCGTCACATTGAATTTGATACGGCCTTCCGTATCGCCACGGTATCTTCAACTGAATGTTGTCCACTTGAATATACCGCCTGCCTGACTCGGCTTCGTAGAGTGACCTTGTGATCTTTCCGGTGAGTGGATTAGAGTACATACCTTTGTTTACAAGCACGGTAAATCTTTAATGTCTTTCCACTAAGTTTGCACTCCCTGGGAACCACACGGATCACCGACCTGAGTCTCTTCTTGCCATTCACACACCCGTGCTGCTTCTCGTTGTCCACGTGGGGTTGCGCCACGAACTGCTCGTACATCGCCTTGACCTGCGAAAAACTGGGACGATCCGTCTTGCCTATGCGCTGGTTCACCGCGTCGTGAATGTTGTAGAGCCACCGGGTCAGGGTCTTCCTGGAGGCAAAGTTGGCGTCGGTCAGCCCGAGGGGTCCCGCGGTCTTGCAGTACTTGGAGTAACTCGCCCGACAGTACTTGCACGGCAAGATGGTACACAGCGATCCGAAGAACCTCATGAAGGTCCGCTTGGTCTTCTCGTCGGGTTCCTCTGGGTAGGCAAATGTCAGGGTGTGCAAAAACATCCACGCGGGCGGACCCCACACGGCTGTCTGAAATCCTCGGCGTTCGGCCATTCTATTAATTTGTGAGATATTATTAGAGATGAATAATAATATTATTTCCAGAACAGATTTGTTAATGATGGCAAAGTTCATTAGATTCAATAAAATGACTAGAATCGACATGAAGAATGCAAACAATTATGAAATGGCATTTTATGATTATCTCGTGAACTTTTTCGTCCAAATCGCAAAAGCAAACCCATCAATTACGCGCGAACAGCTTCAGGAGTCACTTGAAAGGGAAATGAGAAAAATTACAAAAACAAACAATCGTTTTCCCATCACCATGAGAACGGGTGGTGTCCAGGTCAGACAAAATCTCAATGCGAGAACAAAATCTCGT